ACAATAAGTTTAGCTATTTCATGAGGACAATTAGTTAACCAGTTTTGTGTAAAGCTAGGCTCATCACTTTTAGCAGTTCTAGGATAAGCTATCTTTAATTTATCAAAGGCTTCTGCTATTTGTCTTGCCGCCCAGATATCTATATCTTTACCAGTTATTTGTTTTATCTTAATTAAAGTTTCTTTTTCTTGTGCTTCAAATTCTTTAATAAGTCTTTGAGCTTTATCTACATCTACTCTAATTCCTTTTTGTCTCATCTTAATTAGAATAGGAAGTAGTTTAGATTCCATTTCCCAAATCGTAGTTAAGTTTTGTTTAATGATTTCATTCTTTAGAAATCCCCATAGTTTAAGCGTGAGCCGTGCATCTTGTTCAGCGTAGAATCCAACATGCTCTGCAGGTAATTTCCACATCTCAGCTTTAGGATCAATGCCATGATCTTTAGCAGCTTCTTTCAAATCAGTTTCAGCTTTAATCTCTCCTAGATAATCTTTAGCCAATGAGTTTAGATTATATGCCCATCTATTTTCATCAACGATTGCTGCTGCAACCATTGTATCTACAATCTCTCCATTAACTTGAATACCCATAGATTGTAACCAACCTAAATCGTATTGAGCATTATGGAATATTTTTCTACAAGGTAATGCACATATTTCTTTCATGTAGCTAATAACTTGTGTAGGTATCATATTACCACCACCAAAATGTTTAAATGGATAATAACCTTGCCAGCCTTCAACAGCGACAGCAAAACCTATTACATAGCCTTTACCAATAGCCCAACCAGCACCAAGACCCTCACTTATACCATCATCTCTAGTTTCTAAGTCAATTGCTATTTCAGTAGCGTTAGATAAATCCTTATACTCAGAAGGACACAACCAAATACTTTTCTTAAATGTTAATGAATATTGTAAACTGGTCATTTATATTACCCAAAATAGAAAAGTTAAAACACATATACAAGTTATAAAACCCATATCGTAAGTAAGCATATTTTTATTCATTGTAGTCCCTTTCAATTATCATCTCTATGTAATGAATTGCTTTAAGAAGATCTTCTTTTTTATTCTTCAATTTGTGTCTGCATATATACTTGATTGCATTGCCTTCTGCAAATGGTAAATTATTTTCATTTATGAATTTAGAAGGCTGTATCTTCATTTCTTTATAATGAGATCCTCCTACTTGTTTAAAAAACGTTTTATTGCTCATTTCTTTTTTCCTCTATGTAAGTTAAATAGTCTTCCCCTATTGGATAGTTGTATTTGTAATCAGAGCTTAATAAATGTAATGAATACTTAGCTCTAGTTACTGCAACATAGACTACTCTTTTTTCGTCCATCTTTTCTACGTTTGTTTTGTTTTGGTATTGAGATGCATAATCAGCTTTAAAATAAACCAAAACATTATCTGCCTCCCCTCCTTTTACAGAATGGATAGTATCTATAATGATTGTAGGATCATTATTTAATTGTTCCTGTCCATAGGTCTGTAATAGAATTTTTACATAAGTTATTTCTGTTGGTTTAATATTTCTTTTTAATGCATGCCACCATTCTTGAGACTTAACTTCATCTTTTAAAGTTAAACCACACCATGCTTTTAAATCTTCAAAACTATATTCTTTATGATTTTCTTCTTGATCCCAGAATTCTTTCTTTCTATATAAATCATTAGATAATGCTCTAACATATTTATACATATTCATAGCTTCTTCTTTAGATATCTTTTTATTATTAGATAACTTTGTCCAAGTTTTAATGGCTCTCCATTTAGTTGATGAAAAAGATTTATTACCTTTGTTATCCATAAAATATAATCCCTTATCTTTAGCCATCATTCTAAGTTCATTAACGGTAGTTCTAATTTTACCTAAAATATACCAACTACCTTTGTATTGACTAAAATCTACATCACCAAAAGAGATATAACGATGCACACTATCTTTAACATCTGGATTTGGTAAAAATTCTTTTGGTTCACTATCTAATATTCCTTTTCTAACAACCTGTGAAAATCTATGTATTTCTTTTCCAAAGCGTCTTGTCTGAGTTAATACTTTCTTTTGGCCAGGAAAATATGTTGTAAAATATTTATGATTAGAACCATTCCATCTATAAATAGCTTGGTCGTCATCTCCAGCTAAATATATTTTATTAGCATTATCTGACATCTTATAAACAACAGACCATTGTAATGGTGTAAAATCTTGTGCTTCATCTAATATAAGTATCTCTAGTGGTGGAAAGTTTACTTCATCAATTGTTTTCTCAACCATGTCGGTAAAGTCCATATATTGAGTTGCACCATCTCTTTTATACTTATTATATACTTGTACTTTTCTTAATAACAAATCTAATGATTCTCTCTTATAAGTTTCATTACGATAAACTTCTTCTACAGGCTTCATCATATTTCTTGCTTTATCATAAATATGTAAAGACCAATCCTTATATACAAATGAATCATCGTCTAATCTTGAATCTGAACTTTTAATAATTTGATTCTCTAATGCAAAATCAATCATACATCTTTGTGGATCAAATACTTCTATTGTAAAATATTTCTTACAATACTTATGAAGTGTTTTAAATCTTTGAAAATCTTTTAAAGTATATTGAGGAAATGCAGCCAATGCTCTACTTACCGCAGTATTAACTGCTTTGTTAGTAAAAGAAATAAAAGCAATATCTTGTGGTCTAATTCCTTGAGCCAAAGCATCTGTTAATATTTCTTGAACCAATGTATTTGTTTTACCCGTTCCTGGCGGGCCATAATACTTAATAGTTTTATTTCTAATACTATTTTGGTGCTCTAAACTGCTGTGCGTGATAAGCGTCATCTAACTCCGTTAAGTTTCCTTGTTTATTTTGTACTGTTGGTTCTGTTCTTTTTTCTTTTTTTGTAAAATCAGGTAGAGCAACTTTCCATATATTCTTCTCTCCTTTATAATAATCTAGTTTTTCACAGCCTAATAAAGTTATTGCTTCTAATGAATTAGAAAATATCTTTCCTGATAATTTTTTAATAAAGCCGTCTAATGTATTCTTTTTAAAGTAACAATAGTCTTGTCCATTCTCTTCTTCTCTAATGATGTATCCATCTTTTAATTTTTCAAAATCATCTAACACCATGTATTTTTCAAAGAATTCTTTTAATACTGAATATCTAACGTCTGCTAATGTATCTTCATATTTAACTTTTTCACTTGGTTTTGAACTTGCAATAAGTGCAGACATCAACATTTCAAATGGTGGTGGGCCCTTTTTAGGTTTAGGTAATGTCATCCAGAATATTCCATAATGCATCATTCTAGTTCTAAAAGACTTTTCATCAACCAAATCAATAGAATCAAAAGTCATTGTTATCTCTTTATACTTAAAAGTATAATAAGTAGTTTTAATATCTTTTATTTGTTCAACATCCGAAAATTCATCTATAATATCTGGTGCTTGAGCACCTATTCCAAGTTTTCTTAATCTACATAAATCTTTGTTACATATTGGTGTCATATATCCATGCTTAGGTGGACACTTATATGTATAATTATTTTTAAATACTGAATTTAATACTGTGCCTACAATTTCTTTTTCTGTTAATGGTTCAGCGAACATCTGTTGATTTCTTTCAAGAAGAATTTCTTTTAAAGCTTTTTTATCTATATGACCTTCAGACTTTTTCATCTCAAGGACTGCAGCATTAAATAAAATATTGTTTCTGTTATCTCCCGTCCACTTATCGTTTAGTAGTTTTTGAATACAAGGTGGGAACTCTTTATAACCTTCTTCTGGTTCGTAATCATCAGTTTTAAATTTTAATAGATCATCAATAGAACTTCTTTTTTTAAATGCTTCTTCTATAAAACCGCCGACTAGTAATGCTTCATTGTTATCTGAATAAGCATACTCAACAGCTCTTTCAGATTTATGATAAGGCATTCCAACGGATTTATTACAAGGAAATACTTCTTTGCTCATAAAGAATTTAGAATTCCATTTATCTAAAACTTCTCTGATTTGTTTTACTGTTGACCAATCTTTTAAAAATAAAAATATATGTAATCCTCCAGATTTAGATTTAACTGGTACTAATGGTAATTTATATTCTTTAATAATATTTACGAATTTCTTTGATTCAAAATCTTTATAACTACTAGGGTCTACATCAATGCAACCCCATTTTGCTTTGTCATTTAATTCTGGTTTTACACCAATAATAATTTCTCCGTTTAAATGCTTTTGCCAAAGCTC